GTTTGGTTTGGTTCTGAGTATTCAACACATTGAGAACGTCTCATGGTTGGACAGCCATTCAAATATAAGAATGACTGAATCATCTATGGGACAGGTAATCCAATGGGATTTTACTCCTCTTGGGCTACTTTCGCAATGTGTCACCATTTCTTCTTATGGAAAGCCTGTAAAAAGGCCAACCGTAATTGGAAACGGTGTCCTTATATGCTCCTTGGTGACGATATCGTTATCGCTAACGATAAAGTCGCCAAGGAATATAAGGATTTACTCAGAGAGTGGGACATTTCCTATTCTGTAGAAAAGACCCATATTTCACAATATGGGTTCGAGTTTGCTAAGCAAATCCGTCTACATAGAGAAAATGTATCACCCTTCCCTTTGTCTGCTCTCTTTGATCGACGATCTGAGACATTTACATGTCTTGGGATCATCGTCTCAGAGCTAATGACGAAAGATTGGAAGACCGACATTGGTACGTCTCTAAAGACCTACTTTATGGATGTCAAAGGATGATCACGGCGTCAATATGACGCTATGGCTCCTAAGATATCTTTAGTAGTGTCTCTATATTTATTCTTAAAAGGTAAAGGAGGACTAGGTAATGCCATTAAGGATTACGTAGCTCTATGAACCGGAAAGCGTTATGATGAGGTAGATGACTGGGATTACCGTTTATACGGTAATTACCTAGCCCTTCTAACTCTTCATGATACTTTCCTTAAGAGTAAAGATAGAGTAGTGAGTGGAAACCAACCCCTTGGCGAATTAGCCACGGAGATGGTTATCTACATCACATCTTTAGAGAGTGAAGCTGACCAAGCAAGGTGCTTCGATTTCATCGAAGCTGTACCTTTCTTGCAGATATATGGACGGGCCGAGGAAACTTTCCTTGGCCTTAATACCGATATCTCCGTCTACATGATCGGGGAAGACCCCGAGATGTTTAAGAAGATGTTCGGTAAAGTCGATATACCTCTCTCAGACTCGGCTTTTTATGAACGCCGTCGAGACGTCATAATTAACCAGTGCCTGAGAGCAGCTGATGTCATGATTGGGTACATTAAGTCCGTTCCGTCAATGAAAATTGACGAACTCGATATTAACATACAGTTCCCATGGGCGTCGTTCATTCGGCACCCTAAGGTACCTATGTTTAACAGACC